TATCTAAATTGTCGTCTACCAAACATTCCTGCTCTATTATATGGATCAAAAGATGCACCACCTGTATCTGGTGAGCCATCTGGTGTTACTGCGGCATAATTACCATCTCTATAATAGTATCTATAGTATGCTTCCCACATTGCTGTAGTAACACCCATATTATCATCGTGTAACACAATTTGAATTGGTTGATAGTCAATACGCTTTTGTACAATTTTTTTTCTGTTGTATTGATGTTTTACATCTGTTTGAATATTATATGCAGGTAACTGTGCAGTCTTAACAAGCATGTTAAGTTCATTCATATGTTTCTCTCTTAATTGAGGAATAACTGCCGCCGCATCAGCATTAATGTTAAAACTAACATGATAAAGAAATTTTACTTTTGGTGATAACCTATGACTATCATCAACATATAGCCTACTACCATGTGCGTAGTCACCAAGGCTACCTTTAGGGTTTAATGCACCCGATACTACGTTATCTAAAAATCCGTTTAAGAAGCTCATACTAATATTTATCCTTTTGAATTATGTGGGTAGATAATTTAGTCATAAAAAAAGGGCCAACAAAGGCCCTTGATTTAATTTTTATTCTGTTTAAATTGAACCGCCACCTGTAATAGCAGTATTAACTGTTCTACCTATTGCTGTTCCTAATCCTGTTCCTTGTGGAGTTTGGATAGCATTGTCATAACGTACTGTTAATGATACAGTAACTGGTTCTGACGTAGCATAGTTAAGTGTATTATAGTTAGTGCTTTCTAAGTAACAACCGTATAATTCAAATGTCTCTAAAACGCTTGCTGTGTTAGCACCGTTACCGCCATCTAGTATTTCGATTCTAGTAACGAATTTGTAGTCTGCACCACTTGCCGCACTTGATTGTTCAAAGAAATCAAACTGTTTCTGAAGTTGTTCACCAACAAGTTTTTGGACATTGTTGCTTACGTCTTCACGTAAGTTAAGTGTAATTGGTTCCCAAGTGTGTTTACCTGCTAGATAAACTCTGGAGTTGTAAATATCAACTGTCATTTGATCAAAACTAACGCTAGGACGAGTTACGTCAATTACCTGTTTAGTTAGCTCTGTTGACGGGCTTGATACTCCAAAATTTTCAAGCGATACTCTAAAGCGGTATTGCAGTTTGGGCATCAACAATCCCTGATTAGATGCACTTGCGTTACTATCTAAAGGTACTGTTAATTTTGAAAGTGTTGAAATTGCCATTATTTGCTCCTATTACTTTTATTTATCATATTATAGTCCGCTAATTTCACCAGTGTTTTTAAGTCTTAATGGAATGTAAATAAACTCCACAGCTTTCACTGGCTCAATAGCAATATCTAAGTATAATTCATTTCTATCAATTCTACTTGGAGTATTGTTAGACTCGTCACATACAACTAGGAAGTCATATAACGCTCTTTGAGACACTAGCTCTAACATTAAACTATCTGCTTGTGCTTTGATTTCATCACGTGTGATTTTATCATTTGGCTCAAAAATGTAAGGCTTAGCAAGTTTCTTAAGTTGTGATCTTAAGTAAATTACTAGTCTTGCAACGTTGATTCTGTCTAATGCACTTGCATTCTTTGCTCTTGTCTTTTGACCAAAGTTTACAAGTCCTGCTCCTGTTAAGAATGTAATTGGGTTAATGTTGTTAGCATAAAGTGTGTCACGCTGTCCTTCATTTAATGCAATTGACTTAAATTCGCCTTCTGCATCAATAAATCCTGCGGCACTTGCATTTGTAATTCCACCACGTCTTGTACCTGCTGGTGCAAACCATGGAAACGATACTTGATCGCTTAATGCTAGTGTTCTTAGGATACCATGACTTGCTGGAACAATAACATTGTTACCTGCATTATCACTTGTAAACAAGCTCGGGTAGAACATACCTAAGTATTCATCTCTACTAACTGCGCCATTGTCGTTATCTTCAACAGCTAGTGCAGTGTTTGAACCCCAGTTGTTTAATGTAGTTCCGTCACTTGCTAATCTAAATGGAGTGTCACCTACGATAAATGCTGTTAAGCCTCTATCATTGTTAAGTGAAATCATTTCGCCAATTAGTTCTGGATAACCTGGTGTTGCCATAACGTTGAATAGTCTTGACTCATCATCTCTAATATCTTGGTTACTGTTAACCATTGCTTGTAGAGCTTGAATAATAACTTTACGTTGTGCTTTACGTCCAAAGCTACCTGCGCCATCAATTTGGTTAGCTGACTCAGTTACCCATCTGTGTGGATAGTAAAGTGCCATACTAACGTCACCCATTCTAATATTTTTCTGTGTTACATCTACATAATTACGTACAAATTTCTTAACGTTAAATCCGCTTCTACGTAAGTTCCATAGCAACATACCTTTTGGATATAATGCTGGATCTGGAGCGTCAGTGTCTAAGTGATCACTAACAAGTAACTGTGGAATAGTTCCGCTTGGTGCTTCTGTAGCTGTTCCACCACTTGTACCATAACGTGCATCAGCAAACAAAATACCATCTTCTGATGTTTGATCGCCTTCATCTAGTGCAATCCATTTTGCTAAGTCTGAATTATATTTGTGTACTTGTGGATAGTTTTCTAAGTCTGCTGTAGATACCCAAATATCACCTGTTACTAGTGCTGTTGAACCGTCTTGTTGTGTAGTTGGTTCTGTTGCACTAACAATTGGTCCTAAAGGATCAGCTGAACTGTAAACGTTCTGATAACCTTTCCATGTACTACCATCGTGTACCATAATATCAACTTCGTCAACAATACTGTTGTACCATAATGCACCATCAGTTGTTAATGCTGTTGGAGCATTTGCACTTGCAGTTTGTGTTAAGATCTTCCAGTTTGAAGCGTGGAAGTCATAAGTTGCATCACCTGTTGGTGCCGCATATAAGTTTGCAGTACCTACTTTTGTTGTGTAGTTAAATGCTGTAAAGCCAATTAAGCCTAATGCACCATTTGTATCTTTAATGTGGATTTCTCCGCCATCGTTATGTTCAATAACAACTCTGTTACTTGCATCAACACTTGCAACAACGTTAGTAAAGCCTGCCGCATTAATTGCATTAGCAATTAAGTCTGCATCACTTGCCGCACCAGTTGCTGTTACGCTTAATGCTTGACCTGTTCCCATAGCCGCTTGTCCTACAATACTTTCTCTTATTGTAAATCCGTATGACTGACTGCTTAACTGTGTAGCTACTACACTTGATGTAACTTTAGTTGAAGTTGAACTGTTTCTTGCAAAAATTGTAAAATCAAATTCTTCATTTTCTGCTTCTGAAACATGTGCCTTCACATATAATGAACCTAATGCAAGACCCAAACCACCTGTTGATTTATCTAAGTTGAATAATGCTTCAACATTTGACTTATATACTGGAGCTGGATTGTCTTCCCAAAGTTTTGTAGTTCCGTTAAATTTCTTAACTTTAACTTGTACACCTAAGTTAGCGTCAGTTGTTTTGAACCAAACACTTCCTGTAGGTCTTGATTTAGTATCAGCTGTTTTAAATGCTGGAACTGCTGTATGTGGAGCAATTTCTAGTGCTGGTGAATAATAATCACCTGCTGTTAGTCCTAGGTCTGCAAGTAATGTACCTGATCCACCTGCCGCTAATCTAATTGCACCGTCATCATCTGTAGTTCCGTCAACTGTGTTTGTACCGTCACCAAGTAAATTTAGTTTACCATCAACTACACTTGCACTTACACCTGTTATACCTGCACCATTAATTACTGCCGCAAAAGCTGAAATTGTTGTGTTGTTTGATGTTACAGTTGTGCCGTTAATAGAAATAGTTTGACCTGATGTATGAGCAGTAGTTTTAGTACCTGTTACAGTTGGCCAACTTGATACCCAATCAGCTGATCCTACTTTAACCCATGCACCTGTAGAGTTTTTGTAGTACAACTTGTTAAGAGTAGTTGTTGTTACTACAGCATAGTCACCTACTTGTCCAACTGAACCTTTAGGAATGCCTGTTGCTGATTCACCAACTAATTGTGTTTTAGATGTAATAGTAAGAGGAACTTTATTAGTAAATGACTGTCCACCAGTAACAGTAACCGCGTTTCCGTTCCACTCAAATATTCCAAATTTTGTTAATGCTGTATCAAACCAGTACGTTCCATTTGCTGGATTTGCCGCTGGTGCGTTTGCACTTGGACTTAGTTCGTTTAGATCAACATCTGCTCTTACTACAAATGCTCTATTGCTAACACCCAAATAGGAGTAAGCCGCTTGCAATCCGTATTCATTAAGCTCTCCGCCGTTTACTGGATTATTGCTTGCATCTGTTTGGAAGTGTGGATCGCCGAACGTGTCTGCTAAATCTCTTTGTGATGTAATTAAAAATGGTACTCCGGCATTTGCCTTTGTAGTACCTCTTGCTGTACCTGTTCCTGAAGCATTTGCTTTGTCTTGTTTAGACGCAACAAATAACATTGGAGTAGTACCTGGTTCTGCTGGTGTGTAAAAACTCTCGTCAATTACGCTAACTTGTACACCTGGTGATATTAAAGCCATTTAAGTTCTCCTGTTATAACAACTGTTAAAAGTATTTATATGATTTCTTCAAAAACATCTTACAAAAGCCCAATAAAAAGGGGCCACAAAGGGTAGCTAAATACAGTATGAGACCACTATGCGAATATTGCAAGCAAAGACCGGCCGCTGTAAATTATAAAAAAGCAAATAAAACATACTACCGCAAACAATGTGAAACTTGCTTACATAACGGTAAAGGGCATGGCATACCTAAGTGGTATCGTGCAGGTTATAGACAGCTAGAAATTTGTGAAAAATGTAATTACAAAAGTAATCATAAAGAACAGTTTAATGTGTACCATGTAGATGGTGATTTAAATAATACCTTACGTAGTAACCTAAAAACTATATGTGCAAACTGCCAACGTATTATGCAGAAGCAAGGCGTAAAGTGGAAGCAAGGCGACCTTTTACCTGACTTTTAAGATCGTCAATTGTACCTTCATTATAGATATTAAAATCAAATTGTGCATTAGCCCAGCGCCATTCACTTGGATGTACATCAGTAGGTTCTAATCCTAAGTCTTGATATTGTCTAAACCATAAAGGATCTGGACCACGCTTTACACACCATACTTTTCCTCCCATACCTTTGATTACTTCTACTTCATTCTCAAAACGTACATCAGGAATAACAAAGTTTTGATCCGGATTGTCTATAATTTTCTTCTTTACAAAGCTAACCCATACACCATCATAGAATCCATTACGCATACAATCTGTACCAAACTCTTGGAGTACTAATCTTGGGGTTACAGAACGACCAGTTTCTTCTGTCCAAAACTTATCTTCTTGTTCTCTCCAAAAACGACTATCGGGTGTTTCGCCTTCAAGCATATCTCGAGGCCAATCAAACAGTATACTTACTGCATCTTTAAGTTTATCTGCAAATGATATTTTTTCAAACTTATGTTCTTCTACTAGAACGTCTGCTACTGTGCCTTTACCAGAACCAATTAAGCCACAAATTCCAATTATCAAGTTGATCTCCTAAGTTATAATGTATAGTATACTTTATAATTTAGTAGAAGTCAAGTGTTTTTTAACCAATTGTGAAGCCGTATCCTACGCCGCCTGCTACTGCAAGTGCTACATCAGCTTCTAACTTTTCCATTTCAGCTTGTGCTTCAGTTTTTAGGGCATCTCCGTTAAGAGTTGAACCACCTTGTGGACCAGCA